GAGGGAATTTCAGCCGCGGGCCAAAGGAGTGACTTCATGAAGCTGTTTGGATGGAAGGGCGGCGCGGGTGCGCCGCGCCCTGCGCTGTCGCGCGGATACGGTCAGGGATGGGGCTGGAACACTGCGCCGATCGGCGAATGGCCCGCGCAGTACGAGGCGCAGGTCAGGGCGGCGGTAATCGCCAATCCGGTGGCGCAGCGGGCGGTGCGCCTCGTTTCGGAGGCGGCCGGCGGCGCGGCGATCCTCGCCAGCGGCGCCAGCGCGGCAGAAAATGCGCGAGCGCGCGAGCTGGTGCGCCATGTGTCGGCGGGCCAGTCGCTGGTCGAGACGCTGGCGCTGCACCTGCTGCTTCATGGCAACGGCTATGCCCAGATTGCCTGCGATGGCGATGGCGAGCCAGCCGAGCTGTTTGCGTTGCGGCCCGAGCGGGTGAGCGTGGATGTGGACGCGCGCGGCTGGCCGGTCTCATACCGCTATAAGGTCGGCGACCGGGTGAGCCGGTTCGCGGCCGAGGACGGAGCGGGCCGCACCGCGATCCTGCATCTGAAGGCGATCCATCCGCTCGACGATCATTACGGCCTCGGCTGTGTCGGGGCGGCGTCCGGCCCGGTGGCGATCCACAACGCGGCGGCGCAGTGGAACAAGGCGCTGCTCGACAATGCGGCGCGGCCCTCCGGCGCGCTCGTCTATGACAGCGGCCGAGACAGCGCAGTGCTGTCGGCCGAACAGTTCGCGCGGCTGAAGGCGGAGATGGAGGCGGCGTTCCAGGGCGCGGCCAATGCGGGACGGCCCATGCTGCTGGAAGGCGGCCTCAAATGGCAGTCGCTCAGCATGACGCCCGCCGAAATGGACTTCGTGGCGCTCAAGGCCGCTGCGGCGCGGGAGATCGCGCTCGCCTTCGGGGTGCCGCCGCTGCTGCTCGGCCTGCCGGGCGACAGCACCTACGCCAATTATCGCGAGGCCAACAAGGCGCTGTGGCGGCAGACGATCCTGCCGCTGCTCACCAAGATACTGGGCGGCATCGCGCAGGTCCTGCGCGGCTGGATGCCGGGGCTGGAGCTGGCCGTGGATCAGGACGCGGTGCCCGAGCTGGCCGAGGAGCGGCTGGCGCGCTGGCAAAGCATCGGGGCGGCGGATTTCCTGACCGCAGACGAGAAGCGGGCGATGATCGGAATTGCCCCCATGGGAGGTGCGGCATGAGGGACAGCGACATGCTGGCGGGGCTGGTGGCGCAGGCGGAAGGCACCGGCGGCGATCTGGTGATGATCCGCGCGCTGGTCGAGGAAGCGAGCGAGATGGGGGCCGCGCGGGCGCTCGACCGCATCGGCCTGTCCGACCGCGCGGCGGAAAAGGATATGCGCGAACTGCGGGAGCTCCTCTCCGCCTGGCGCGACGCCAAGGCGACGGCGAAGAACGCCATCATCGGATGGGTAACGCGCGGGTGCCTCGCGTTGATCCTGCTTGGCATGGCGGTGAAGCTGGGCCTCCTTGGCCTTGTGCGCGAATGACCGGGGAGGTTGCCGTGCGGTTCGCCGGATATGCCGCTTTGTTCGACCGCGAGGATCGTGGCGGCGACATCATCCGGCGCGGCGCGTTCGCGCGGGCCATCGCCGCGTGGCGGGGACGCAAGGTGCCTTTGTTGTGGCAGCACCGACCAGACCGGGTGATCGGAACGGTCGAGATGCTGGAGGAGGATGCGCGCGGGCTGCGCGTCATCGGGCGGGTGGACACGAAAGCGGACGACGAGGCGGCGCGGCTGCTGAAGGGCGGGCAGGTGAACGGCCTGTCCTTCGGCTATCGCGTCGCGCGCGCGGACGGCAAGGCACCGAGGGTGCTCAAGGATCTGGATCTGGTCGAGGTCAGCCTCGTGACGTTTCCGATGCAGCCGGGGGCCAGGGTGCATAAGGTCGAATAGATCCATTCTTCGTCATGCTGAACTTGGTTCAGCATCCATGCGCATGTGGTGCGTGAAGAGGAATGGACCCTGAAACAAGTTCAGGGTGACGAGGAGCAGGGCGGTCCATGCGGACCGCCTTTTTGTTTTTCGCGATTTCCGAGTCAGCGGCCAAATCCGGCCGCTTCGAAATCGCTCTTTGCAGGAGAAGCCCATGTACGAAGTGAAAGCCGAAGCGCTGGAGGAGAGCTTTGATGCGCTCGCCCAGGCAGAAAAGATCAGGACACTCGAAGCCGACATGGCCGCGCTGAAAGGCCAGGTGGCCGCCGACCGGAGAGGCGCGGTGGAGCGTCCGGCGCTCGACGGCGTCAAGGGCGCGGACGTCGACCCGGCCCGCACCGCCTTCGTCGACCGCTATCTGCGCAAGGGCCAGGAGGCCGGGGTCGAACTCAAGAGCTTTTCCGGCGCGACCGGCGCGGCCGGAGGCTATGCCGTCCCGCGCGAGATCGACGCGCAGATCGAGACGCTGCTGAAGGCGACTTCGCCCATCCGTTCGATCGCAAACGTGGTGAAGACCGGATCGGCCGGGTACCGCAAGCTGGTGACGAGCGGCGGCACGCCGTCCGGCTGGGCGAGCGAGACGGGCGCGCGCCCCGAAACGGCGACGCCGACCTTCAACGAGATCGTGCCGCCTTCGGGCGAACTCTACGCCAATCCGGCCGCGAGCCAAGCGATGCTCGACGATGCGCAGTTCGACGTCGAGGCCTGGCTTGCGAGCGAGATCGCGATGGAGTTCGGCAAGGCCGAGGGCGCAGCCTTCGTTTCCGGCACCGGTACGAACCAGCCCAAGGGCTTCCTGACCTATACCGCGACCAACGAAACCGACGCGGTGCGGGCGTTCGGCACGCTGCAATATGTCGCAAGCGGCGCCGCCGGCGCGTTCCCGGCTTCCAATCCCCAGGACAAGCTCATCGATCTGGTGCAGGCGCTGAAGGCGCCCTATCGTCAGGGCGCCGCCTGGGTGATGAACAGCGCGACGCTTTCCGTCATCCGCAAGTTCAAGACCACGGACGGCGCGTTCCTGTGGCAACCATCGGTCAGTGCGGAGCAGCCCGCGACCCTGCTCGGCTATCCGGTGATCGAGGCGGCGGACATGCCCGACATCGCGGCAAACAGCCTCTCCATCGCCTTCGGCAATTTCGCCCACGGCTATGTGATCGCCGAGCGCGCCGAGACGAGCATCCTGCGCGACCCCTACAGCAACAAGCCGTTCGTGCATTTCTATGCGGTCAAGCGGATCGGCGGCGCTGTGGCCAACAGCGAGGCGATCAAGCTCATGAAGTTCGCCGCCAGCTGATTTGCTTCGGAGCGGCCTGCGAAGGGATTGGAGCGAGACACCGGGCTCGTTCCAATCCCTTTCCGGCCACCCCGCACCCAATCATCCGCGCTGCGAAGCCCTCGCCGACAACCAGAATGGTGATCCATGAGTGTAACAATGACAGCGGTGGCGCAGGGCATCATCGATGCGGCGCTCGCCGAAACGAAGGCGTGGTTGCGGATCGAGACCGCGGGCGACGACGCGACGCTTGCCGCGCTGGTCCGGTCGGCTGTCGGCATGGCCGAAGATTTTTGCGGCCAGATGCTGTTCGTGCGGGCAGGCACCGAGGTGCTGAGCGCGACCACCGCGTGGCAGCGGTTGCGGACATGCCCGGTGCGGAGCATCACCGCCGCCCGCGCGCTTTCGGTCGACGGGACGAGCGCCGCCCTCGCCGCCGATGCGTGGGCGATGGATATCAGTGGCGACGGCGACGGCTGGATCAGGACGGTTCAACCCGGCACCGGCCGGGTCGAGGTCGACCTGACGGCGGGAATCGCGGCCGACTGGGCGAGCCTGCCCGATGCGCTGCGTCAGGGGATCGTGCGGCTGGCGGCGCATCTGTTCGTCGAACGGGACAATGCCGTCCCGGCACCGGCGATCGTCACCGCCCTGTGGCGCCCCTGGCGCAGGATGCGGCTGCAATGACCGGCGGACTCGGGTCGATCCCGCAACGGGTCGCACAGCGTGCGGAGTTGCGCGCTGCGCGCAAGCGGGACGCTATCGTCCAGGCGGCGGAAGACCTCGGCATCGGCGCACGGGCAGAGGGCGATACGGTCGTACTGGAAGGGCGCGGGCTGCTTGCCCGCTGGCTGCGCGACGCACGTTTACGCAACATCGGGAGGGACGCATGAACGCGGAAGGCGACATTCGCGCGGCCGTGATCGCGCTGCTCCGGGCCGATGCGGCGCTCACTGCACAGGTGAACCGCGTCCATGACGGGGTTCCGGCCAAGGCGACCCCGCCGACCCTGATCGTCGGCGAATGCTCCGGCGCCGATTGGGGCACGAAGGACAGGGCGGGACGGGAGCTTCGGCTGGCGCTGACGATCGAGGACGATCTCGAAACGCCCGCGCGGATCGGCGGGATCATGCCGCTCGCCGATGCGGCGGTACGGAGCCTGACGGGCACTGTGGCGGCGTGGCGGATCGGCAGCCTGATCCTGATGCGCTCGCGCCTGCTGCGCACCGGGGCGGGGCGGTGGAACGCGTTGCTCGACTATCGCATCAGAGTGCTGGCGGCGTGAGATTTGTGCCATGGCGGCCTGCGAACGGTGACTTTCTGCGCTTCCGGTGCTCACGTACCCGTAAGTACGCTGCGCTCCGGTTCTCGAAATCCACCATTCTCGGCTCGCCCTGACCCAAATCCAGGTTGGTGGATGTAAGTTATTTCGCGCTGTCGAAGTCGCCCGTCATCTTCTCGACATATTCGGCCACCTGATCGTCGGCGTCCTGCGCGGCTTCCTGCTCGCTCATGCCGTCGGCGCGGTCCGCCGCAACCAGAGCGGTGCGGAACGCAGCTTCCTTGTCGGCGCACTTGCTCTTGAGGCTGGCGAGGAATTCCTCGCGCGCGGCCTTGCTGTCGACGGCGTCGGTGGTGACCTTGGTGAGGCAACCGGCGTAGGCCTGCCGCGCCTTCGGCACCGCATCGGCCGGAGCCGCCGCCAGTATCGCAGCAATGATGATCATCGACGCCTCTCCGTTTTCGCGCGCGGCAAAGCGTGCCGGCCCGCGCATTTGATAGCATGAGGAGAATACCCCAATGAGCATTGAAAAAGGAAGCGCGTTTTTGCTGAAGGTCGGCAATGGCGACGTACCGTTGACCTATACGACGATAGCGGGGTTGCGCACGACGCAGCTGTCCGTCAGCGGCGAGGCGGTGAACATCACCAGCAAGGATTCCGGCGGCTGGCGGGAACTATTGTCGGGCGCGGGCGTGCGGTCCGTCAGCGTGTCGGCCGCGGGCATCTTCACCGGCTCGGCGGGCGAGGTGAAGATCCGCACCCATGCGCTGTCGGGCGCCATCGACGATTACGAGCTGAGCTTTGAGAGCGGCGAGCGGATGCGCGGCCGCTTCCTGGTGACGCGGCTGGATTATGCGGGCGATTACAATGGCGAGCGCAATTATGCGATCAGCCTCGAAAGCTCCGGCGCGGTGGCGAGCCTGTGATCGCCGAGGCGGAGAGGAGGGCGGCCAACGCGCTGCGCGGAGAGGCGGAGATTTTCGTCCGTGGCGAGCGCCTGACCCTGCGCCCGACCTTCACCGCGCTGATCGCGGCAGAAGAGGAGCTGGGGCCGCTGTTCGCGCTGGTCGAACGCGCGTCGGCGGGCGAATTGCGCCTGACCGAAATGGTCGCGCTGTTCTGGCATTGCCGCTGGCGCTGGCCCGAGGCGGTGACGCGCGAGGATGTCGGCGAGGCGGTGGCCTCGCAGGGGCTGGCTGCAACCACGCCGGTGCTGAAGGCGATATTGCAGCAGATACTGTCCGGTCGCAGATGAGCGACGGGCGGTTCGCGCGTGTTGCGCTGAGGCTCGCCGGGTTGGCCGGATGGCACCTGCGCTGGAGCGCCGACCGGTTCTGGAGCGCGACACCGGCCGAGATGGAAACTGTCGTGCGCGCCATGCTCGGCGAGGGCGGCGGATGCGCGGGCGTGGCGGCGCTTTCGACCGAAGAGGTCGAGCGGCTCAAGGAGATGTTTCCCGATGGATGAGGAAATCGACCGGCTGGTCGTTTCGGTGCGGGCCGATACGCAGGGTTTCGCCAAGGACGTCGCCGACATGCGGGCCGGACTCGAAGGCCCGCTCGCGGCCGGGGCGGATCGCGCGGGCAGAGCGATCGAGAGCGGCCTGTTGCGCGCCGTGCGCACCGGCAAGTTCGGCTTTGAGGATCTGCGGCGGGTGGCGCTGTCGGTGCTGGACTCCATAGCGCGGGACGCCATTCGCGGCGGGATTGGGGCGATAAGCGGCGGCGGTTCCGGCGGAGGCATTCTCGGCGGCGTTCTCAGCATCGCGAGCGCTTTGTTCGGTGGCGCGCCGGGCCGCGCGACCGGCGGACCGGTATCGCCGGGGCGCGCCTATCGCGTCGGCGAAAGCGGCCCGGAACTGTTTGTGCCGACGACGAGCGGGCGCATCGTGACCGCAGGGGCCGGCGGGGCGCGCGACGTGCGCGTGACGATCAACGTCTCCGCGCCCGACAGCGGCGCGCCGCAGGCGCTCAGCCGCAGCGCGCGGCAGATTGCCCGCAATGTCCGCTCGGCGCTTACTGAATAGGATTTTGGCATGGCGTACTGGCTGGCGACGGCGGGCGGTGAGCAGGACAAGGGCGTGATCAAGCGCTTTTCCCCGCCGTACTGGACGGTCAATTTTCCGCGACCGATGATGGCGAGCGTGGTGACGAGCGCGCCCGATGCGCTGCGCGTCGACACGGTGTTTTATGGGTCGGGCGATCTGGCGGGCCTGATCTGGGAGGCGCAGGACGGCTGGGATCACCCGCTGCTAGCCTATGAGACGAACCGCGACTTCCGCAATTGCCAGCTGCGCTTTCGCTGGCGCAGCGGCGGTGTGCGCGCGCTCGATCAGATCAACGGGCCGACGCTGACCATCGAGGGGCGCGACCAGAGCGGCGCGCCCAGAAGCTGGTACGTGCGGCTGTGGAACTATGCCAGCGGAACGCCGGAGGACGCCGACATCGCGCTCGACTTTGGCGCGCTCGACGGCGGATATCTGCTGCCGTCCGAGGCCGACCCGGTGTGGGCGGGCGATGTCGACCGCATGTTCCTCTCCATCGTGCCGCCGGGCTATGATGGCGGGACGACGCCTTTCGCGCTGGGTCAGGAGGGGTGGGTCGAGCTGACCGGCATCGCCTGCGACGGATCCGGATCAGTGCTGACGATCGGTGACGTCATGCTGCCCGAACACGGCCTGTCGATGGCGACCGGCTATGACGACGCCTACAACCAGACGCCCGAACGGGTGGTGCGGCAGCTCCACGCGCTCGGCTATCGCAGCGACATTCTGCACTATGTCGGGATGAGCCATTATTTCCGGCTCGAACAGAGCGGCGGAGGCTATTATGCTAGCCTGTCCGGCGGGGTGCTGAACGCGCCCTGCGCCGCGTGGCATACGGACTTTGCGGCGCGGGCGCAGGCGATGGGGTTCGGCGTCATCTGGTCGCTGTCCTACGAGCTGCTCGACCAGCATTGCTGGAGCGACTGGAAGCAGCGGGCGGAGGACGGATCGCCCGCGCTGACCGGATGGTCGCCTCCCTCGACGCTGCTGTCGCCTGCGCATTCGGACGCGATGGCCTATCTGCAGCAGGTGGGCGCGGCATTCATCGCCATCGGCACGGCGGCGGGCCTCGCCCCGAAGTTCCAGATCGGCGAGCCGTGGTGGTGGGTGACGGGCGACGGGCGCATCTGCCTCTATGACGATGCCGCCCGAGCGGCCTTCGGCGGAAGCCCGGTGTCGATCCCCGATATCCGGGGAACGCTCAACGCGGCACAGATGGCGTTGCTGGATGCGGCAGGCGCATTGCTCGCCGCCTCGACGGCGGCGCTGGCGGGCGCAGTGAAAGCGACGGCCCCGGCCACCGTCATGCATCTGCTTACCTATCTTCCGACGGTGCTCGACCCCGCGGCGCCGGAGGCGAAGCGCGCGAACATGCCGACCGGCTGGGCAAAGCCCGCCTTCGACGTGCTTCAGGTCGAGGATTATGACTGGGTGACCGGCGGGCATGAGGCGCTCACCAAAGCAGGCGTCGCGGCGGTGACGGCTCGGCTCGGCTATGACCCAAGCGAGCAGCATTACCTCTCCGGGTTCGTGCTGAGTGGCATCGACGCCGGCTTGCACTGGCCGAGGATCGAGGCGGCGGCCCGGGCTGGGCAGATGCGCGGCGCGGCGGCGGTCTTCATCTGGGCGCTGCCGCAGGTAGCGCGCGACGGCTTCACCTTTTTCGACATAAGCGGGGAAGAAACCATGCAGGCGTTCGACGACGTGGCGTTTCCGCTGGGCATCGGCAGGCAGGCGAGCGTCACGCCCGCCTTTTCGACCCAGACGGTGGAGAGCGTGTCAGGCCATGAGCGCCGGTCGAGCGACTGGGCCGACGCACGGCTGAGCTTCGACGCCGGGCCGGGGGTCCGGTCCGAGGCGGATATCGTGACGCTGATCGATTTCTTTCGCGCCCGGCGCGGCGCGGCGCGCGGCTTTCGCTTTACCGATCCGCTCGACAACCAGAGCGCGCCGGTGGGACAGGCGGTTGCCGCGACGGACCAGAGCCTCGGCATGGGCGATGGCGCGACGAGCCAGTTCCGCCTCGCCAAATATTATGGAGCGGGCGCCGACGCGCAGCAGCGCCTGATCACCCGGCCCGTCGCGGGCACTATCCGCGTCGCCATCGACGGTGTCGAGCAGATGACCGGCTGGCAGCATCTGGGCGGCGGCACGATCGCGTTCGACAGTGCGCCGGCCGCGGGCGCGACCCTGACCGCAGGCTTTCGCTTCGACGTGCCGGTGCGCTTCGCCGAGGACAGGCTGGAGATCAACCGGGCGACCTTCGCCGCCGGGGAAGCGCCATCGGTGCCGCTGGTGGAAATCCGCGAATGAGCGCCGGGGCGATCCTGGCGCAGGATCTGGTGTGCCTGGCCTTCTGCTGGCGGCTGGAACGGCGTGATGGGGTGACCCTTGGCCTCACCAGCCACGACCGCGATCTCGTTGTCGGAGGACTGGTCTACAAGGCCGCGCCGGGGCTGGTGCCGTCGGCGATCTCTCGCGGAACCGGGCTGGAGCCGGACAGCATGGAGCTGAACGGCGCGATCACCGACGACGCCATTCGCGAGGAGGATCTGCGCGCCGGACGGTGGGACAATGCCGCGCTGTGGCTGCACCTCACCGAATGGACGGCGCCGGGCACGCTGTGGCTGGAGCTGATGCGCGGAGAACTGGGCGGCGTGCAGAACCGGGGGCAGGGCTTTTCGGTCGAGCTGTCCGGCCCCGCCGCCGTGCTGGCGCGGCCGGTGGCCCCGGCGACATCGCCGGGATGCCGCGCAAGCCTTGGCGACAGGGATTGCCGGGTCGACCTGTCGCAGCGGCGCGCGGTGGCACAGATCGTCAGCGTCAGCGGCCCGGTGATGACGATTGCAGGCGGCGGGCTGTCGCCCGGCGACCATGTCTTCGGCACGCTGCGCTGGCTGGAAGGCGGCAATTGCGGGATGACGCAGAGCATCGTCGCCAGCGACGCGGGCAGCGTCACGCTGGCCGATGCGCCCGCTTTTCCCGTGACGGCGGGAACGCGCGTGCTGCTGACCGAAGGGTGCGACAAGCAGATGGCGACCTGCTCCGCCCGGTTCGGCAATGCGATCAACTTTCGCGGCGAGCCGTATCTGCCGGGGAGCGATCTCCTGACTCGATACCCAGGCGCAAGCTGATGCGGAGGGCGGACAGGATCGTCGCTGCCGCACGCGCGCTGATCGGTGTGCCGTTCCGGCTGCATGGGCGCGGCGTAGAGACCGGACTCGATTGCATCGGGCTGGCTGTCGTGGCGCTGGAGCGGGCGGGGCACAGGACCGTGCGCGCGCTCACGCCTGCCGGATACGGCATTCGCGGCGGAACCGTGGAGGCGTTAAGGGACGGGCTGTGTCGGGCGGGGCTGCGGGCCGTGCGGAAGGCTGTCCCCGGCGACGTGGTTCTGGTCCGGGCCGGTCCCGCCCAGATCCACCTGATGATCGCGAGCGATCGCGGCCATATCCACGCCCATGCCGGGCTAAGGCGCGTGGTGGAGATGCCGGGTGCGTCGCCGTGGTCCGTTCTGGCTTATTGGCGGTGGGGTCGGTGACGGCGATCCGGCCGGAATGAACAGCAGCAAGAGGATTTCGGATGGCGACTTTGGTTCTCACCGTCGTCGGCACGGTGCTGGGCGGGCCGATCGGCGCCGCCATCGGCGCGACGCTGGGACAGGTGGTGGACAGCAATGTGCTGTTCGCGCCCAAGGGACGCGAGGGCCCCCGCCTCAGCGACCTGCGCCTGCAAACCTCCCGTTACGGCGACGCCGTACCGCAGATATTTGGCGCCATGCGGGTCGCGGGGTCGGTCATCTGGGCGACCGACCTTCAGGAGCACCGCAGCAAGCAGGGCGGCGGCAAGGGTCAGCCGAGCGTTACCACCTACAGCTATAGCGCGAGTCTGGCGGTGGCGCTGTCGGCCCGTCGCATCGTCGAGGTGCGGCGCATCTGGGCGGACGGCAACCTGCTGCGCGGGACGGCCGGGGACTTCAAGTCCGCGCTCGGCGCGTTCCGGCTGTACGACGGCAGCGAGGATCAGCCGCTCGACCCGCTGATCGCCGCCGACAAGGGAATCGCGGCGACCCCCGCGCACCGGGGCATCGCCTATGCCGTGTTCGAGGACCTGCAACTCGCCGATTTCGGCAACCGCATTCCCTCGCTGACGTTCGAGCTGGTAGCGGATGCGGCGCCGGTCTCCGTCGCGGACATGGCATCGGAACTGAGCGAGGGCGTCATCGCGCCTGAGGGAACGGAACCGACGCCGTCGCTCGGCGGCTATGCGGCAACCGGAAGCATCGCCGAGGCGCTGTCGCCGATCTTCGCCGTTCACGATCTCGCGCTCGGTAGCGAAGGGGGAGTGCTGCGCCTGATATCCGGCGCGCAGGCCGCATCAGCGATTGACGACGAGTGGATCGGCGCTTCGTTCAACGGCAAGAGCGAGCGCCCGCCGGTGCGCGCGCGCGGCCGGGCGGAGGATGTGCCGGTGCGTCTGAGCATTCGCCATTTCGATCCGGCGCGCGATTATCAGGCCGGCGTGCAGACGGCGCAGCGTCCGGGGCCGGGACGTGGGGAAAGCGATCTGGACCTGCCCGCCGTGCTGGACGCGGGAACCGCCCGTTCGCTGGCCGAGCAGCGCCTCGCGCGGCTGTGGGCGGCGCGGACGGCGGCAGATGTCCGCTGCGACTGGCGTGCGCTGACGGTCTTGCCCGGTGCGACGCTCACATGGGGCGCGGACGCAGCGCTCTGGCGCGTCGAGCAGAGCGAATGGGAAGCGATGGGCGTGCGCCTGCACCTCGTCCGCATCGGGGGATCGGGCGTCCTCGCACCGTCCGCGAGCGCCGGGGCGGCCGTGGCCCAGCCGGATCTCCTGCATGGCCCTACGACGGTGGCGGTTGTCGATCTGCCGCCCCTCGCGGATACGCCTGCGAGTGCCCCAACGGTCGCGGTCGCGGCGGCGGGGACGGAGGCGGGCTGGCGCGCGGCGGCGCTGTTCGTGCGCGATGCAGCGACAGGCGCCCTGACGCCGATCGGCCGGACAGCCGCCCCGGCGACGATGGGTAGCGTGCTGTCTTCACCTATAGCCGATGCGTCCCCCTGCCTTCTCGATACGGCGTCCACGATCGATGTTCAGTTGCTCAACGCAGCCATGACGCTCACCGGCGCGGATGACGCGGCGCTGCTGCGTGGCGCCAACGCCGCTCTGGTCGGGCGAGAACTGATCCAGTTCGGCGAAGCGGCGCAGATCGGCCCCGACAGCTGGCGCTTGCGCCGGTTGCTGCGCGGGCGCCGGGGGACGGAATGGGCCATGACTGGGCACGGCACAGGCGAGCTGTTCGTGCTGCTGGAGCAGGAAAGCATGGCCGCGATCCCCGATGCCCATGTGCAGCGAGGCGCCACGGTCCTGATCGATGCCATCGGCATCGGCGACCTGACGCCCGCACAGGCCGCAGGGGACGTACTAGGTCAGTCGGTACTGCCGCTGACCCCGGCGCATCTCTCCGCCGTCAGCCAAAGCGGCGAATGGCGTTTCGACTGGATCAGGCGCAGCCGCGCCGGATGGACGTGGGCCGACGGCGCCGACGTGCCGCTCGCGGAGGAACAGGAACTCTACCGGATCGACCTGGGCCACGGCGGCACCGTGTTCCGGTCGGTCAGTGTGGCGACACCGTTCTGGACCTATGACGCCGGCGCCATCGCGGCAGACGGCGCGGCGGGGATCGGCGCCGTCGATATCGCGGTGCGGCAGATCGGCACCTTCGGGCCGGGACGCCCCGCCACGCTTTCGATCATCCTCTGACAGGCATTCCACGGAGTTGCATCATGGCCAACGACATCAGCGACCGTTTTGGTCTTCCCCTGTTGCAGTCCGGGCAGGCGCAGAAGGAGCTTACCCATAACGAGGCTCTCGCGCTGATCGACATGCTGCTCCATCCGTGCGCGCAAAGCGCGACGCTGACTGCGCCGCCTGTGGGGGCGGCAGTCGGGCAGTGCTGGATAGTCGCCTCGACCGCCACGGCCGAATGGAGCGGGCATGACGGTCAGCTCGCCTGCCTGACCTCGGGCGGCTGGCGTTTCGTGGTGCCCCGCGCGGGCACCCGGGTAAGCACCGCAGACGACGGCGTGACGCGCGTGTTCGACGGCAGCGCCTGGACGCTCGACGCCGTGCGCCCCGATGGGCTGTATGTTGCCGGGGTGCGCGTTGCGGGCGCGCGCGCAGCCGCGATAGGCGACCCCGCAGGCGGCGGCGTGGTCGATGCGGAGGCGCGCGCGGCGGTGGGGCTGGTCCTGTCCGCATTGCGGGGTCACGGTTTGATCGCCTGAGTGCCTGATCCGAAATTCCGCTTACAGCGGAATTTCGGGGTTCGGTACCGGCCCTCTCCCCCTCCCAACCCACCCATGATGGTACCCTGTCGGGTGGTTGGGAGGGGGAGAGGGCT